CTCCCTGTTTGGATAGACGACCATCAGAATTGCTGGAAGAGTGAAAGTCCTTACCATACAGAATGGATGAATGTAATTACCATGCGATTTGGCGATGGAGACCCAAAATTCAACGAGAAGAATACGAAAAAAATAATCAAAAACATAGCAAATGAAGTGTTAATTGATAAAGAAACTGCAATGATTGATGATGAATAAATGAAAAATATAATGATATAAATATATATTATGACTTCAACATTCAATATATTAACAAGAATAAGACCACCGCTAAATTTAGAAAAACGATGTGTATATTGTGAATTAGATGAGAAAACATTATATGTAATAAATCAGAAACGAGATATACTAAATAAAATAGTTCATACCCGAAGAAATTTCTCATTTGATAAAGTGTATGATATAGATTATGGAAACTATGATATTTTTGTAGACTTGAAACCAATAATAGAGAAAACATATACCCAAAAGAAAGATATAACATTATTTATGTATGGACAAACAGGTTCGGGTAAAACTCATACGTCAATGGGATACCAAGACGAGAAGGGATTATTATATTTGTGGTTACAGTATATAAAAGATAAGGAGGATGAAGAGGAAAATGTATATATAACTAGCGTTCAAATACACAATGATAATTGTTTTGATATATTTAATAACAATACAAAAATAAGTCAGTTGGAAGATAAGAATGGAAAAATCCATTTAAGAAATTGTAAGAAAAAATATTTAAATGAAATAAGCGTAACCGAATTAATAGAAGATATAAAAAATACAAGAATAGTTGGTTTATCAAGTGAGAATGACAAATCCAGTCGTTCCCATTTATTAATACAAATATGGTTAAAAAATAATTTAGTGAATATAATAGATTTAGCGGGAAGTGAAAAAGCAGTCAATAATATTTGCGCAAATAGAAATCAAATGCGTGAAAATGCGAATATTAATAAAAACATTATGGTTTTAAAAGAATGTATTCGAGCAGTGAAGCAAAAACAACCATACATTCCATTTAGACAATCAAACCTAACGAAAATATTAAAAGATACATTTTTGAATAATAATGTTTCAGTAGTAATAGCAACATTATCACCCGAATTACGCAATGCAGGTGATACATTAAACACGTTATCATATATTTCCGATATGAAATCATTAAAACGGCAGGTATCCGAACCAATATTAATGAAAATGCAACCAATTAAAGAAGAAGAAAATATGCGAAACCAGTTCAAGGATAGAATAAAAACCACGTTGGAAGAACTTCATAACATCCGTATAAAATTATTTGAAAGATATAAATATACAAATAATAATTCGGATAAAGAAACTTTCAAAACCAATTTATTAGATGAGATAAATACACTCCATAAAATATTAGACTTTATTTAGTATTTAGGAATACCCTACAATAATATATATTAGTAATATATATATATATATTATCATCAAATGGGCGAAAAAAAGAGTACAGAAATAAAATATTTATATGATGAAATCATTAAATCCCAAAATTTGGAAAAAGCAATGTATAAAGAATTAGAAACATATAAAACATCTAAAGAAAAAACACTTGAAATCGTTCGTCAAATAAATGCCTATGTAATACAACGTAGAAAATTATTAAGTAAATATCGTACGATGTGTTATGAAGAATGTGGAAAATGTGAAAAGAAAGAGGATAGTGATAAAAATATAAAATATACAAAATTAGAAAAAAAAGTTACATGGGGAAATGATATAAAAAAGTTACATAAAAAGCCCTACAAAAAGTGTAAAGAAGAATGTAATAAAGATAATAACTGTGTTGGATTTACTTGGCGCAATGTTCGTAACTGGCGAAGAAGAAAATGTATTCTAAAAAATAAAATAGGAAAAATACGTAATTCAAAAAGATGGACATTATTTCAAAAAGACATTGAGGATGAGGATGAGAATGAAATTAATGAAGTATGTAGCAAATTTGAAAACGCAATAGATGAAGAAGAAAGATTAAATGTAATGAAAAACGAACTTACACAACGATTAAAATTAACATTACCATTGGAGAGCAATACATTAAAATCTATATTTTTAAATACATATTCAGATAAATATTATTCATCAACTGCGAATATAATGCGAATGGTATTTTTGTTTTTTTTATTGCTAAATATTGTATTTATATTACAACTAAATTTACAGCAACTTCCGGTGTTCATATTCAATATAACGAAAATATTATTAATAGTGTATTTTGGAACGAAGATATATATATCTTATCAAGACCATTACACGCGGGATAATGTAAATTACGATAAATATAGTTTTGCAAATGATGGGGCGCAATATAGTATGGGAACAACCCAAATTGATGATACAAATGTTGATACAAATGTTGATACAAATGTTGATACAAATGTTGATACAAATGTGAATGAACGGGTTTTAGATTTATGTGAAAATGGCAATTGTTGTCCCGACCAAATGTTTTTTGATAATATAAAAGGAAAATGTGTAGTAGGTGTAGTAGGTAGTTTACCAGAATAATTACACTGTAATATAGATATTATATGTATAATTTTTATATATATATTATATAATACAATACAAATGTCATTAAGCGCAAAACAAGAAGCGAATTACGGAAGTATTATAAATAATCTAGATAATAGGTTTGCAGAAAAGAAAAAAAATATATTAATGGACATAGATAATAATAAACGGTCAAAAGAAATCGCAAAATATTATAGTTCAAAGTATAAGGTTTACGCCGATTTGTTTTTTTATGCGTGTATAATAGTTATAATATATTTACTAATACGTTATTTAGAAGTAATCGGATTATTACCTAGTTTCATAGTAACCCCATTTTTGCTATTATTATCAACCTTAGGTGTACTATATTTTTTATATATACTTTTTGATATAAATATGCGAAGTAACATTAATTTTGACAAATATAAATATAACTATAATGATAAATATAGGAATACAACCCCCGCTAAATATCTGCCGGGTAATAATTCTTGTATTGGTGCTGATTGTTGTCCAGTTGGCACAACATTTGATATAAGTTTAAATAAATGTACGTTATAAATAAATATAAGGTACAAATAAATTATCTATGAATAATATATTATACAATTCATAAATAATGAACAATAATTATCCCGATATACATAACATACATAACGTATATAACACGTTTGATATTAATGTATTTGATACAATACCTCCGGTAAAAGAAGGTTTTAAATGTAAGGAGGGTATGGAAACAAATAAAACAGCATTTTGTCCTGCCCAAGGGACATATAGTATTGATATGTTATTAAACCCAAATATGGAAGTATTCGATACAAATAGATATACAATTATAGAAACAGAAACAAAAAACACATATGATTTATTGAAACGTTCAGAGATTTGTACGACAGTTAATAATGAAGATTTAATAAAAAAATATAAAAATAAAGTAGATACAGAGCAAGACATTTTAAAAGCCGAACACTTACAACTATTACAATACTATGAAAAATTTATGAGTGATATACAAGCTATGTTAGAGCAGCAAGCAGAAGACAATACAAATACAAATACAACACTTAATTATACGGGGAAAAATAAAAATGTAGATGATATAAATAAAAGAAAGAGTTACTATCAATCCGTACAATCACAAGAAAGGAAATGGTATATACGATTAATTGAAATTATATATATAATCGTGTGGTTTATAATGGCAGTATCTGTATTCTTAAAACCAGGGTTAAGTATTTTAAACAAAGTTGCAACAATAATCTTATTTTTAATAGTCCCTTATTTTACATACAATTATTTAATAGAATGGATACAAATTATAAAAAATTACATACTAACAACATTCAATGTTTATGATAGTGTTTACAATAACGTGAAATGAAATATGAAATAAAAAATAAAAATTATATCACAATGATTTTTATTTTTACACATTTAGTATATTGTTTTTACAATGATTGAACAATAACATCATCATTATCATTATCATTATCATCATCAAAACTTATACGGCAATTTTTCCATCCTTTATTTTGAGAGTAAAGTCCAAATTTAGAATCCATTGCGGTATATAATTCATTTGCTGATGGTGGTTTTCCACCACGCATATCGGTAATATATAATTTAAACTCTTGGTATAATTCACCTTTCCTTGAAATTTTTACCCCGTCTTCTTGTACAATGCGGGCATTAATGAACTCTGCTGTAATGTCTTGTTCATTTCTATAACTTTTGCTGGATTCACTAACTATGTCGCAAGGAGTAACAATCCCTTGTTTCACGCAAGCAATTTCTACAAGTAAAGACATTAATACCGCTTTCCAAGAAGCGAATTTTTTATTAATACCTTTATCTTTCGCAAATTTATTCTTAGATGGATCTGGTTTTTCATCGGTGAAATATGATATATGGTCAACTTTATCAATACGTCTCCAAACACCATCACTTTTGTCAGCAATATCGTATAAATTATTTGTGCAAACAATGGGTTTAAACTGGGGTATAAATTCAACTGGATTGCTATATAACCCCCTTGCTACAATTTTATCTGTACCGCCAGTAAGTTCTTTCATAACACCATCATTTAATTTGTCCCCTTTTCTAGGTTCGCTTGCAATAGCAATCCTTTTATTTTTCAACGCCATCATTTCTGTTTGTGTACCACCCAATTTATGCCTTTCGTTCGTAATTAATTGCGCAGGTAACACTCCACAATATTCTCCCATTACCTCAGCAATTAGGTCCATAACAATTGATTTACCATTCGACCCCTTACCAATAAATATGTAAAATTTCTGATTTAAGTTTCCACCAATTAATAGGGACGCTAATAATTCCCAAATGAAGTTGGACAATTCCGTTTGGGGATAAATCTGGGTAAAGAATTCTTTAATTTCTCGCTCTTCTTTTTGATATTTTGTCTTAATTTGTTCAATTGGGATGTAATCATACCCAACACCAATTGTAATGTAATCTTCCGGTCTACCTGTTCGGAATTTTTTTTCATTGAAATCAAATACTCCATTATCAAACGAAAGTAAATGATTATATTGGTCAGATTTTTGAATAAACTCTTTGTCATAGAATAGTTGTTTTACACTAGCAAGCATGCCCTTTTTCTTGGATTCATTCCTACAATTAGAAGCTATTTTAAGAATAGTTGTAATTTTTTCCTCATATTGTTTGTGCTCTTTACTTTCTTGGTCCAAATTCTGATTATGTAGGAAATTAACGACAGCAATCATTTTATCCTGCAACATATCATATATGGTGGAACTAATAATTGTCAAAATTTCGGGTTCGCCCTGAATTACATTCCATCTGTTTTTATTATACACAAACCATACATTGTTTTTATGGTCTGCTAATATAAAATGTTCTTTAAACTTACAATGTATGATTAACCCCATGTCATAATCACACCCTTTTGATTTAATTGCTTGGTCAATGTAATATTCAATACTTGTTTTTTGTAAAGTTTCCCATTTATTTTCAACACCTTTTTTACCCGCATAACACGATTTTGCCCAATAACCGATTGATTTACTTGTTAAACAAGTATCATCTTTCTTAAAATCTTTCCACATCTCATAGTGGCCAATTATTGTGTTTTTAATGTTTACATCCGAAAAGTCATTTTGATATTTTTGCGATTTTGCACTAAAAAGCATCCAGGAAATAAACAGGCGGTCATCAGTATTTTTCAACGCCCACCCGACCTCAATCCATTGCTTATAATTATCACTGTATGTAGAGTCAATAATCATTAAATAATCGTGAGTTTCCTTGAATATATAATTCGCACTAATAGACATATCAACGTCCATCAATTCCTCACAAATTCGTTCTAAATGTTCGACCGACGTAACATTTGCGATATTAAATGTTTCTTCGCGGGTTATTGAACGGACCTTTGCTGGTTTAATTGTATTAAATAATTCAATAATATGCGGTTTTAACTCCAATTGTACATTACCTTTGTAATGAGCAGATAATTTCTTAAAATCACATACATTTTTTTTGTATTTAACAAGGTCGTCTTTTTTTAAGAGTTCAAATTCATCGTTGTCATTTAATGTACAATTGTAATGATATGTTAAATTATAACGTTCATTGCCAGGTTTCTTAGAACCATATAATTGCCAATTTGTATTACCAGTTGCAATAGAATCATCAACAATGTCTGTTATACTATTTGTTAATGGTAGGTCATTCAAAAAGTCACCAATGTCTTCTATTACTAATTCTCTTAATTTTGTATGTGCCTTGCGTTCACATTGAACCCCAATTAATAAATGTATTCCATCCTTTACAATTACCTTGTCGTCTTTGATTAAGCGATTAATCGTTTTTTTTTCGAAAACATATACAGGTATCTGTCGGTTTTCATTAAAATGAAACATTGTTTTCATTTTCTCTAAATATACACCAATTATACTTTCGATAGTACTAGCATTATGTTGTCGTTTTGTGATAGTTTCGTCATATTTAAAATCTAAGTCTATAAGGATGGGACTGACGCTGTCGTCCTCTTTCGCTTGCCTTTCAGTAAGATAATCATCTGTACCATCATTAAATACTTTATCCATATATATTCTATAAAAGTTGTCTAACTCATCCTCAGAAATAAAATATGAACCACCATAAAGTCCGCAGTCTTTATTACCTATCCTAGTATGGGTATGCGTTGACTTTGAATTTGGTACCTTTTTATGTTGATGATTTCTTAGAAAATCTTCTAAAATATTTTTTTTCCCAGGCATTAGAATAGTATATACACACATATATTTTTACATTTATATCAATTTTTATTTTAATCCAAAAATACTAGTTCGCCCGAGTATGGGGTGTCAAATATTTTAATATTTTAATAATATTACCAACAACAAACATACATTATATTGTTTCTTAATATTTCAATAAGAAATAATATAAATTATATATTTGACGAAATTACACAATTTGAACGCATCGCATCATTCATATTATTATGTATAATATGTATAATAATTGCTCAAATATATAAATATATATTAAACAATTATTATTACTAAGATATAATAAAAAATATTTATGAGTGAATTACACATGCCACGTGTTAATGCAGTTCGTCTCTTAAAAGATGTTCGTTCCATTTATAAAGACAATTTACACGACCAAGGTATTTATTATCACCATGACGAGGAGAATATGGCAAAAGGATATGCATTAATTTTTGGACCAGAAAATACACCATATCATAACGGTAACTATCTATTTACGCTTGATTTTCCTACATCATACCCATACGACCCACCAACATTAACGTTCGAAAATAGATATAATAACATTCGTTTTCATCCTAATTTATATCGCAATGGTAAAGTGTGTATTTCAATATTAAATACATGGAGTGGCGAAAAATGGTCGGCTTGCCAATCTATTAAATCTGTTTTATTAACAATTTGTACAATATTAACAGAAAACCCATTGTTACACGAACCCGGTATCAAAAATTCACACGAAGATTATAACAAATATAATAAAATAATTAGTTACATGAATATTAAATGTAATATACTAGAAATACTAAATGATATAGATAACCGAGGTAAATTTATTTTTTTTAAGGACATAATAATGAATAAATTTAAAGAAACCTACAATACTTCTATTAAAAATTATATAGAAAAGTATGAAAACCTCGCTGATATAGTTATACATACACGTATTTATAATATGATGGTCACCCTTAATTATAAAGAACTAATACGTAAATATAAAGAAATATATAAGACGGTAACCTCTGATAAAATAAGTGATATAGAAGAACAAATTGGGGTTTAATTATTTTCATTTCAATATCACCTAATAGATAACTTTAAAATTGAAATAGAAACAAATTATATAATATATAATATATAATATAATATGAACTTTTGTAATGTATGTGAAAATATGTACTATATGCGCATTAATGAAGAGAGTAAAGAACAGCTTCAATTTTATTGTAGAATGTGTGGAAATGTAGATGAAATATTGAATAAGTCTTCTTTATGTTTGAGTGAGTACAGCGAAGATAATAATAACGATTCAATTATTCAATCTGTAAATAAATATACTAAGTTTGACCCTACATTACCTCATATTCATAACATACAATGTCCAAATAATGAATGTATCTCAAACAAAGAAGAAAAAGAAGAAAAAGATGAAAAAGAAAAATATGAAAAATATGGTATTGATATTAAAAAAAATGAGGTTGTCTATGTAAGGTATAATAATACCGATATGAAGTACGTTTATTTATGTTGCAAATGTGACCACGTATGGAAAAGTGACCTTGTATACAATAGTTAAATAATTGGTGTTAAACTATCAATATTTGTAAAACTATTATTGTCCAATATATTTTCATTCGCATTCATATTCATATTCGCATTCATATTCATATTCGCATTCAAATTAATGTTATCTTCTTTTTTCACATCATCAATATTTTCATTAATTAACTTACTTAACTCGTAATCCATATTTTGAGCATTATCCTGGCATTGTACGGTATTGGTATTCATATGTGGAACATTATCCTGGTGTTGTAATGTATCCGTGTCAGTTATATTTCGCTTATTAATATGGGTTTCAAATAAATCAATATCATAATTTTCTTTTAAATATTCTAACAAAAAATGAACTATTAATATTATTAAAGTTGACACTAAAATATTATTAAAAATCCATATAGCATTGTATATAAGTTCCATTTTCTTATTAATTTAATCAAATATTAATTAGATAGACGAATAAACGAAATGATATCTTCTTTTAAAAATAAATTGTCCAAATCTGCAGAACTATAAGCTGCGTGTTTATCGTGCAGTTGAAAATATACATCATGTATTTTGTTTGTATCTAAATTATATTCAACTATACAAATTAACGGGGATTTCTCACGTAATTTAAATCTCTGAATTAATTTATTTATTTTGCTATGTTTGTTAGATATACAATACACTTCTTTCATTTCCTTTTTAACAATGGTTCTATCAATTATAATTGTGCAATTTTCACAATAGTTATCGATTGTTTCTATACCACCATCAATATAATTAATTTTATATATACGCTCATTTTCAACAAAAAATACACCATTTTCACTATAAATTTCAACGGTCGTCTTTTGTAATTCTAGAATACAATTTTCTTCCAGTTTTTTTTTCAAATTATTATTGTTATATTTGAATGAATTAACATAGATTTTCATATTTCTCTATTATTATTAATTAATATAAACTATTTAAACCTTAATTTTATATAACTACAACAGTGATTTAATGCCGAAGGTTGTTATTATTGAAAAGAATGCTAATAAAAAAGAGGTCAATGTAAATGTTGAAAACCTGGATATTGAACTTTTTTCGCAGACGTGCGGATTTCGTAAATTTAACGATTTTGAAAATCATATCATTTGGGAAGTTGAATACGAAGATAATATATACGATATATATTTATTTGGCAAATCAACTGGTAGAGCAAATACTGAAAATAAATATGATTTCCCCCCACCGGTCGATGAATTGTTATTTTTTGGAAATTGTATACTTGTATCTTGCTTCCATGGAACTGATATTGTTGATAACTTAACAATTACCCAATGGGATAATATATATGAAAGTTTATTTGGTGGATTTGAAGACCTTGGTTCACAAGATAGCAGTGAAGAAGATGAATTAGAAAATATCCCGGATGAATTGAAAACAAACGAAGGTTATCTAAAAGATGATTTTGTAGTAGATGATTCAGAAGAGATAGAACTAGACGGGTCAAATGACGGATCCAATGAAGATACTGAATTATTGGGCGATGATGATGATGATGATGATGATGATGATGATGATGATGATGATGATGATGATGATGATGATGATGATGATGATAATAATGAATTAGAATTAGAAACAGAAGCGTATATTTATTCGGATGATGATAACTAATTACTATAATATGACATTGACAATTATTGAGAATTTATTTTAAAATTGAAAGCATATAAATATTATGTATTAAATGATATTAATAAATAATATGCGTGTTGTAACAAAGCCAAGAAAATTTAGAGTTGATATATGTAAAAAGTTGAATGAGATTGTTGAAAAACCATTATTTTCTAAAAATTTAGAAATTGGAATATTTAACGCTTCCATACAAGAAGCGGAGATGTTAAAGGTCGTAAAAAAATGGTGTAACCCATATTTTGTTGAATTATATTTATTGCGCCTTAGAAGTATTATTAATAATATTAGCAACCCTTATATTCTTAACGAAATAATGTCAGATAATCTGAAAGCAGAAACACTTGCATTTATGACGCATCAAGAATTAAATCCGGATAAATGGAAAAAACACATTGAAACCAAAATAAAACGCGACAAAATGAAATATGAAACAAAAATTGCTGCAGCAACAGATACATTTACGTGTGGGAAATGTAAATCAAATGAATGTACTTATTATCAAATGCAAACAAGAAGTGCAGATGAACCTATGACAACATTTGTAACTTGTATTAACTGTGGTAATAGATGGAAGTGTTAATAATCCTAAATCTTATGTAAATCTTATGCTATGCAAACGCTTATTCAAACGGTATAATATAATATTTTTTTAATTGAACGATTGTTTTAAGTATAGTATCTTCTCTGTAACAATCAATGCTTCTAATTACCTTAAAAAAATTAGTACCTGCAAAAATAAACATATATAATGCTAATGATAAATATATGACAATAAAATAATCCTTTAGATTTTTCTGTATATGGGTTGTTGATTTCTCTACATAATATTTAATAAAATATACGATTGTTGCTGAACCAATAATATTAAAAAACCAATGGTCCGTATTTTCTATATATTCGGCAGTCATATTATTCGTATTATTCGTATTATTATATTTTGTATTAAAAATAATATCACAAATATCTGGAAAATAATTAGTGTCTGTTTTTGTATGATGTTTGCTATGATAATTATTACACTTTAAAAATGTATAATTTATGAAATGAACACTTGAATAAAAAAAGAAATAATACAATAGTATATACGGGTCATATATATAATTTATATGACTAATGTCACTTACAATAGTTAATAATAATATAGCAAGTGTAATCCCTAGAAATTCCATAATAACTTCTTGATAAACACTTGCATTATCATCGTGGTCGTGATGATATGTATGTATAAAGAAAAATACAAGCGAGTATGGACTATGGTAAAATATGTGACCAATATAAACGTAAAATAAACCTAATATAGTAATTACATACCCGGAAATAAATTTGTCCTTACTTAAAAGATATGGAACAATTAGTAATGCAATATATGTTTTATAATTAATTGTTATTGATTTACCTATTAATTCATAATTGAATTTAAACATATGTCTAGTTCTAGATAAATAAAAGTTGTTTTTACACAATATATCTATATATGTTTCAAATTGTTCAATACAAGTTACTATGTTCGATTTATTATCCATTATATTTTATTTTTTATATTATTAGTTTAATAATATAAAAATATAATTATAATTATCCGCGAATACGAATACGAATAAAATAGTTCACATCTTATTTCTATAAATTTGCGTATTTTTCGTATTTTTTCGTAAATTTAAATATTCAATTGTGTATAATAATGGAAGAAATTAATAATTTACATATAGAAGTAGAAGCAGAAGCAGAAGCAGAAGCAGAAGCAGAAGTAGAAGCAGAAGTAGAAGCAGAAGTAGAAGTAGAAGCAGAAGATGTTACAGAAGTAGAATCAGAAGACATTAAAGTTCCAAATTATATAAAACACAAAAAAACACTCGTTAAATATATTATGGATAAAATAAACAACTCGAAAACCCCGCCTCATATATGGTTATTAATAATTAAATCGCTCCATATATCGACCCCAGGGATTGCTATGATTATTTTTTTGCTTGGTTCATTTGAACTATCCATGTTTGTGTGTATGATTTTAATATTCACATTATCATTATTTTTATATTTTAATGGTTGTTTTTTAACAACTATCGAAAATAAATTAGAAAAAAACAGTACTAATATTATTGACCCATATATATATATACTTGGTGATATACCCGATAATCACAACCGTAATTATTACACATTGCAATTATGTGGATTTTTTTTTGGGATTGCTAGTGTAATTTTTTATGTAAGGCATAACGATTATGTCAAATTAAACTATTTCTAGGTCGTTTAATTTCCAATATTCACACCCTCCGCCCATAGGCAAAGGTCTCTTTATAATAAATGGTATTTTTCGCTCTTCTAATTCTTGTTGTGCAATTAAATAACCATCAAATGTTTTAATCTTTGGTTTTACTAAAATTTGTGCGCCATTGTTTATTTGACTTGCACGTATACCTAAAATACGCGATTTTTCATATTTGGATAAAATCGGCAATGTTTTATGTAGATTATCAATAATATTATTATTTTTATCTCTAATAACAGTTGATAATGCTTTAATTTCTTCTTCATTATGTTCTACCATATTTTGGTGAAAATTATTTATATATGATTGCTTTTCTATATTTTCAAATTTTTTCAAATCTTGTTCAATTTCATCATCACTTATGTCATCATCATATTCAGTATCATTATCATTTAATAATTCGTGTTTACCTTCTCCATCTAGACCATCATCAGCATCATAACCTTCAATTTCAAACTCATCATTCTCATTGTCATCTGGTATAGCACTTTCAATACTTTCATCATCTTCGCCTAATTCTTCGCCGCCATCAGATAATTCAACTTCACTAATAATTGAACCATCGTCAATATCAATTTCAACTTCTTCTTCTCCAACAGTTTGTTCTGTTTTTTTATTACTCATTATTGTATATATATATATATTAATTACACTTTATATTAAAAGAATTCAATTTTAAAATAAAATTAATATATTTGTTTCACAATTAGTAAATTCTTATTGTATATCTTTCTGTTTTTTTAAGTTCACCACGTTATCCATAAATGGCGTAATTTCAGGGTCGTGAGTAATTACAATTAATGTTTTACCCTTTGTCATATCCAATATTAATTTTATAACTTTCTCTCGGGATGCAGCATCAAGCCCAGCCAATGGTTCGTCGAATATATATATAACACCTTTCTTCAATATGCCGCGCAATAATATAGTAACCTTTTGCATACCACCAGAGAGATTTGTACCATTTACCCCAGCGTCGCTGAATATACCTTCTTCTAATTCAGCAAAAACACTATCTAAATCATACGTTTTTAATAATTTTTCGATGTGTTTTTTTTCCACGTGTTCGTTGCCATATGCGATATTATCAATAATATTCATATTAAATAGATTTGTCCGTTGGTTTATATATATTACATTATCCCGTATATATTTATTCGTCATTTTGGATATATCATTACCATCAATTAATATTTGCCCTTTTGTCGGGGAATACATAGCAACCAACAATTTCATTAATGATGTTTTTCCACTACCAGAAGGACCAATAATTGCAACTTTTTCACCCGCCTTTATAGACAAGTTAAAATCTTCAAATAAAACACTATTTTGCTTGTCATATTGATATGTAACATCTTTAAATTGAACTTTACCTGATGTAATACCTGTATTTTCAACCCGCAAATTATTCTTTTTAAATATTTTCTGCAAAAATGGCATTGACGCCTGTATCATACCATAATGGGTAAATCCAAAATCTAAGACATCATTCGTTAATACATCTGCGTATTGACTGTAATTATTTAATATTAGCACAGCTGTAGTAAATCCCATTACATTCAGTTGTTTCTTAGTAAATTTATCATACAAATAGATAAGTGATAATGAATATGTAAGATTAGTAAAAAAATTAGCGCTAAATATAAGTGCCGTTTCGCCAAGTTTATGTTTCGTATATGCAACTCCGAACACTTCGTTTTTATTTTTATTTTTTTCATTTTCGCCTTTCTCTTTATTATTCAAGTAAATATTCATTAAATTGCTCATACTATCATTCATTGATTCACTTAATTTAAAATAATCAATCTCGCGTTGTTTAATTACTTCAACTAAATCACCCCCAAAAATATAAAAGATGGACACCAATATCACTATATTAAAAAATAATATACCGGTTAATAATTTATCAACTTTCAAGAAATAAATAGTTGCAACAAGAAGAGCGATGAAATTAGGAATAATTTCGGAGAATGACCAACTCAATATATTACGTAAATATCGGGTGAGTTCCAACATTCTTGTAATGTACTCACCCGTCGGTATTTCTTCAAAATTATCCGAAAGACTTTCTACTGTCTTTTCAAATATTTTTGTACGAGTGAATGTTAAAAATGCAGGTACAAAAATAGATTCTGTCCACCCTTTTGCTAGATTCGCTACTTGTAAAATTGCCCATACTGCTATAATTTTTAAAATTATATGCGGGGTTTCATTCCCCAAAAAACGTTTGGATATCTCGGAAAAAAACTTTGGTGGATTGCTCATTTTTAAACTACTAAATAACAATGAATATAATTGCGGTAAAATTAATCCTTGAAATGGATATGTAAATAATGTGAAAAATAGATACAATGTAAATAGTTTGGCATTATCACGCATAAATGGGAAAAAAAATTCGTCTAGTAATAACATATATGATGTATAATATATTGTATGATATTATTGTATAATATAATTTTAACAAATAATATATTTACTTTTATAATTGTATAAAAATACGATTTAAATATAAAATTGATTTTTCTACATAATGGCACTGGAAACTATTAATAATATGTCTGTTTCTTCGGAAATAACAAATATTGATTTAATAGAACCAACTTCATTCCATTCCTTGTCTGATAAATGGACGTTATGGGTGCATTTACCACACGATACGGATTGGAATATGAAGAGCTATAAAACAATTCATTCCTTTCAAAATATGGAAGAAGCCATTTCTGTATGCGAAGTTATTCCTGAAAAAATGATACAAAACTGTATGATGTTTTTAATGAGGGACGGGATAACACCATTATGGGAAGATAAACAAAATAGAAATGGTGGGTGCTTTTCTTATAAAGTTGCTAATAATATTGTTGCCGAATTATGGAGGAAATTATTCTACAATATTGTTGGAGAAACTACTACTAATAATAATGAGATTATCATTAATGGGTTCACTATTAGTCCAAAAAAAAACTTCTGTATTATTAAAATATGGACTGGAAACTGCAAAGTTCAAAACCCCAAAATATTTAACATAGATGGTTTTTCAGATGTCGCCTGTTTATTTAAGACACATCAAGTACAATATTAAGTTATAATTATGTAATAATTTATTTGAATAAAAAACGATATACAAATACATTTTATTTATTTTATTTATTTTATTTATTTTATTTATTTTATTTATTTTATTTTTTGCTATATTTTTCTTACAAGTATCAAATCTTCAAAACATTAATAGTTTTATGGAACCCACCAGAAACCAATTTGTTCTCGTGAATAACGATACACGACACAAGAGTAGTATGTCCGGACACTTTTGCGATGTGGTTGGGAGTTTTTGTGTCCCAAATATGGATATTTCCATCGTGATGCCCCGAATACAATCTGTTCTCGTGAAAAGCGAAACACATAGCACTACTATAACTATGCAAACTAAACAGATGTATTTGTGTGTAAGTTTTTAAGTTCCAAATGCGTATAGTTCCACCGTTATGTCCGGAATACAATTTGCCATCGTGAATAGCAAAACATTTCACAATAAGAGTGATAGGATACTTATCTACGTGAGAAGGAGGAAAGAGAGTCGCGATATCTTCGTAAGTTTCTGTGTCCCAAACGTGAATATTTTTACTCCCAGAATACAATTTGTTCTCGTGAATAATGAGACAATCAACTATACTAGTATGCCCTCTCAAAACGGCGATTTGTTCGTAAGTTGTTGTGTTCCAAACACAGATACTTTCATCATAACTTCCAGAAAATAATTTGTTTTTAAGAACAGCGAGACAAGACACGCGACAAGTATGTCGTACCAAAGTCGCAATATGTTCGTGAGTTTTTGTGTCCCAAACGCGAATAGTTCTATCAATACTTCCAGAATACAATTTGTTCTCGTCCGCCTGTACGCAGAGACATATCACATTATCGGTATGTCCGATCATATGTCCGATCAATGACCCTTCTTCCTTGTAAGTTTTCATGTCCCAAATCTTAATAGTTTTATCCCAACTCCCAGAATACAATTTGTTCTTAAGAACCGCGAGACAAGACACATTCTCAGTATGTCCCCCAAAATACGCCAGGTCTGTGTATTTCGGTGTTTTAAAATACTCTCCAAACATGCTTTTAGTATGTTTAGGCATAGTAAATATATCTAAATTTACCTGGGTTTTCTCACCTCGTTTCTTTTTTTCTATGTTTTTAATAGCTCTGTCCTTAGCAATAAGAGCCATCCATATACAAAACTCGTATCGTTCTTCAACAATCTTCTTCATCGGGCGTATCGGTATCGCAATATCAACCATTTCATATATTTATACAGAACTATCTATTTTGATATATAAACTTTCAATTTTATTTGACTTTATGTATCATATGATTTATGTATCATATGAAAAATAAGTTGCGCAGTTTCTATTAATTAACATTTTATTTGAATAAGGTAAAATATGATGTTGAAACTCGCTATTTTTTTCAGTTAAAAATGTGCTGTCATTTCTATTTACAGTTGAACCTGGTGCTTCAATATCTCTAAATGTCGGTTTAGAACTAATAACAGGTTGGTTTGGAGTTAATCTTTTTCTATAATGTTTCTGTGGTCTTGCTCGTCCCACAGGCCCAATATAATCTTCCGCATTATTATATGAACCGTTTATACTGGGACGGTCATTTGTTCTTGCAGCTGCATAAGAGGTTGTTTCGTTCGTTTTTTCTCCTTTTGTATTGATGCTTGTTGTAATCAATGTATTTGAAATCATTAAATTTAAAGGTCTTGCCATATTATAAAATATATAGATATTATTAATATTATTAATAAATAATATTAATTAAAACAACAAAGTTTTAAAATAATTTATTTAAAGAAATAACGCGTTAAATATTAAATATGGAAGAGTTCCCTAATAATGTGCTAACTATTAAAACTGTTCAAATTGCGCCTTTTCGTATTTTAATGACGGCGCTCAAAGATATATTACTAGAAACGAATATCACATTTAAAAAAGATGGTATGAGAATTATTAATATGGATAAATCACATACTATTTTAGCGCATCTTTTTTTACCCGCCGAGAATTTTGAGTTTTATGAATGTAAACAAGACAAAATTATCATTGGTGTAAATATGTTTCACTTATTTAAATTAATCAATACTATAGATAACGACGATACATTAACATTATATATTGAAAATTACGACTATAGTGATGGGGTTACATCTTATCTTGGGATGAAATTTGAGAATGGAGACATCAAACAATGTAAAACGCAAAAACTACGTTTAATTGAACCAGATACAGAAGAATTAGAAGTTCCCGATGTAACATTCTCATCTGTAATCAATCTGCCATCCAGCGATTTTCAAAAAATCATTCGCGATTTAAGTTGCATTTCGGATAAACTTGAAATCAAGTCTATTGGGAATGAATTAATTTTCAAATGCGCCGGTCAATTTGCCACCGCAGAAATTCATAGAGTTGAAACTGACGGGAGCATGAAGTTTCTTGTCATTGAAGACGAAAGCAAAATTATTCAAGGTGAATTTTCATTGAAAAATCTTGGATACTTTATTAAATGCACAAATTTATGTAGTCAAATTGAAATGTACCTTGAAAATGACTTGCCCCTTGTTGTTAAGTATAATGTCGCGAGTCTTGGTACAATAAAATTATGCCTTTCAAATTTGCCATCTAACAGTTAATAAAAAATAAAGAAAATGTAAAAACATATAAATTACGCCATTTGGTGTGTAAAATTAGTTGGTTAAATGCAAATATCTATATTGTTCGCGGTAAATTTTAAAGTATTGGGGATTATCTGAAATACACAACTGATAATCTTGATTTACAAAATGCGTGGTTGAATCAAACATAAAGCAAATACTGCATTCTTTTCTATTATACATTTTATTGTTTCCATTTTCGGGTGCAAAATGGAAACAATTGCATTGTGGAATTACATAATTATGTATAACAAAATCTTGGTATAGATCATTTCTATAAATTAAATAATCAAAATGTTCTGCTAATGCTTGATATACAATATCATTTTTCAAATATTTTTGAATATGATTAATAATATCGTCACACAAGTAATATGGTAATTCATTTTGAATAATCATTAATGGTGTTGTCATTTTTATATCTTATATCTAGCATTACTATTAATAAACAATTATTATCAATTTTTAAATAAAAAAGATATACAAAGTTGTGTATTCCCATTCACAAATGTATTATCAATTGTCTAATTGTGGTTAATTAATGAATTATTGGTCTGGGTCTAGATTGATTTTCAAATCATCTCTTACAAAGTATACATTTCCGTCAGGCATCCATTTACATACTAATGCGATAATTTCAACCCCGGCGTTAACTGCCGAAATAACGGCATCCCTATATATTGGGTCAATGATTGACGGTTGAAATGATGATACATCAGTTCTTTGAATAACAAAGCATAAGATTGCTCTAATATTAGTCGTCTCACGAATGCGTTGTAACTCCTTTATATGTTTAAGTGCTCTTGGACTGACGGGTTCTGTCGTTTTTTTCCTGTAACCATCCGGGAAATAAGCAACCTTATCGTTGTAGTCACGCCCAGTGAAGTCGCGTTTTTTTCTATCCTTTTTACAACAATCATCATAATCAGCAAGTGGTACATTTTTAACTTCCAATATAAAGTCATTTTCATTTTTATCGTATCCTGCAAAATCAAATCGTGAATTTAAATATGAGAATTCACGTACAAATTCACAGGTATCTTTTAATGTTGTTAATAACTTTTTTTTCAAACAATAATCGACAATTGTTTCGGCTAGTTTTGGGTCAATGCCGATATATTGTGTATTACCTCTTTCTTCGTGTAATGATAACATAATTTTATATGAACACACATTTTTTTTGTTTTTTACCTTTGTCATTAATACTTTCGCCCCAGTGTCAGCCAGACCACAACATCCTAGCGCTGCAGTATGCGCCATAATGTTTTCATTACCACCATCACCATCACCATCACCACCACCATCACCACTATTTTCGGTTTGAAAATCTAGTAAAACATCTGCAACGTATGGTGTTTTACAGTGTATAGAAGGTCGCTTAATAACAGTACCTTCATATAATGTTCCAATATTAAACAATTTATTCTCTTCCATTGTAAATATTCAAATGTGTGTATTTTTAATTATGTCTATATTTGACTTTGTCTATATTTATCTATTATACATTCTAAAAATAATTTCAATTTTTATTGACTAATTATTTGATATTTGATAATGACTTAAAGTTGTTGTAATTAAATTATTCAAAGGAGTAATGAAAAAACAGTATTTATCCGCATTCAATAATCAATTCACTGAATTTTTAGAACAAGTACTTCAAATATTTCCTGGACACGTTGAAATAACAACCTTTAAAAATACAATTGGTACATTAAAAAAAGCAAATCCTGGATTATTAATACGAATATGGTATGACCATATTTGTAAAAATTATATGGATGAGATTGAAAAAGGAAATATTGCATATTTTCTAGAAAAGGATTATGCCCAAGATATACAGCATGTGTCTGATGTAAAAGGGGTGGTTGACGCTATTAATAAAATAAGAAATCCTATTAATGAAATGGGTGAGAAAAATCAACAAACATCAATGCAATATATTTTGAATTTATCTAGATTATCAAAACTATATTCGGAATGTTAGACAGAATTGTTTTCTAGTTTATTGTAAAATTCGACTACTGTTGGATTAACCCTGATTTTATCTACGTTTAATGATGTCAAATATAGTCCATCTAATCTTTTAACTCGTGATAATGCAACATACGTTTGCCCATATTCAAATATACTATTTCCAATATCCATCATAGCCTTATCTAACGTTGCCCCCTGTATTTTATGTATGGTTATTGCCCACGCTAATACTAGTGGGAATTGGTACATCACTATATTAGGATATACTTCACTTTGCCAACCGTGTTGAGATATTTCCTTTTTAATTCCATTATCAAACTGAACAACGATTGTTTTCATTTTGTTATCTGTCTCTGTTATTATTTTATCAACTATACCTTGGCTCCCATTACAAACACCATTATCCATATCTAAGTTGATAATACACATTACACGAGCACCCACTTTTATTTGTAACTCATTTACACTTGGATTATTCCCTCTTATATAATTTACTTCGTATTCAACTTGTTTAGGACTTGCTCTATTGTATGCGTCAATAAATTTGCTAGGTATTACTTTTTTTGTATCTACAAATTCTTTTACATCTTTACGAATAGTTGTAACATTCACATATTTTTCTCCTTCCAAATTTACAAAATTAGATATATTTACAATATCGACATTATTTTTCAATGGAAATATTTTAATTATGTTATTATGTTCATTGTCACTCATTTGATTACCAGTGGTTTGATTACCAGTGGTTTGATTACCAGTGGTTTGATTATCATTGTTTTCAAACTTAATTATTCTTGTTTCTAATATTTTTTTAGTAGATTCATCAAATACACCCTTCCTAATATTCATAAGAATTTTTTTATAATCATCATCATCTTGTCTAAAAATTTTTGTTAATAAAATATGATTACTCTGTGGAAATATTTCGAACCAATCCTCACTTTCAAAGCAAAATTTATTTCCATCTTTATCATCCGATTTATTTACTGGCGGTAATTGATAAAAATCTCCCAAAAATATTACCTGCATATTACCAAATGGTTTATTGTTATTTCTGGTTATTTTTGCAATCGTATTTAATAAATTAAATATTTTTTTTGACATCATACTAACTTCATCAATTATTAATACCTGCTTTGACCTCCAAGTACTTTTTAAATATTTATTATTAACAACACTATCTACAATATCTTCTATTTTACCATTCGCTAATTTAATACCACTCCAAGAATGTATCGTTCTAGCATTACATTGTAATAATAAAGCAGCACACCCTGTTAATGCACAGACCTGAATTTTTTTACTAGACCCTTTTATTAACTCATTTATCAAGAACGTTTTACCTGTTCCGCCAGGGCCAGTTATAAATAAATTTTCACCATTATTGAATTTTTTTACAGCATTCTCTTGGTCATCGGATAATATCATATTGTATATATCATATTATTTACATATATATTTAATTCAATTTTGGAAATAAACATAAAAAATTTAATTAAGATTTAAGATTTAAGATTTAAGATTTAAGATTTAAGATTTAAGATTTAAGATTTAAGATTTAAGATTTAAGTACTTTAAGACATTTGCAATTGGACTGGTGTAGTAGGACAACCACATCGTTTATCTAATGCTCTTGATTTAATTTTATTATTATTCGCTTTATTTTGGTTTGTTGAATTACTTCCTGTAAAAACAAATTGTCTGGTATGACTGTATTTACAATTACCAAGATATGTATTAACCCCCATTTTAGATATAGGCATAATAATTATACAATATGTAAATATTTTATAAATACCAAAATCAAAATATTTAACATTTCTTTACAAATAATTTAAAAACAAGTTAGAATTACTATTATAAAGTAAATTATAGTATAATGGCAGAAAAAGAACACGACCAAAATTCTAACGATAATAAACCAATAGATAAGGTGTTAATTGATTTTATTGCTGATTTACATAGAAGTTTTCCGGAATCAAAAGATGAATTATTAAAATTATTTGACCAGCAACAAAACTTAATTATAGAACCATTATTAGAACATATCAAAACGGTTTATCCGAAACATTTTTTTAATATTATTTACGAAAATGAAAGTATATTTTCAACCGAACATAGTGAAGAAAATGAAGATTATGACAAACCATTATATTTTTTACCCAACATTGATTTTAAGCAATTGTGGAATTTGCAAGATGTTTCTGAGAAAACAAAACAAGCAATGTGGAAATATCTACAGTTAATACTATTATCTACTGTTGGGGATTTAGACACAAAAGATATGTTTGGAGATACAAGTAAATTATTTGAAGGTATTAACAAAGATGATTTTAAGGACAAATTAGAAACTTGTATGGAACAATTACAAACAATGTTTAAATCTAAGGACATGGAAGATATGTTTTCTAATCTCGGTTCAGATGTTTCAGGGAATGATTTCAGTTTCCCAACTGATGGAAGCAACAATATCAATCTAGAAGATATATTACCTGATGCTGATGAATTACATTCTCATATTTCTCAACTAATGGGTGGCAAAATTGGTAGATTGGCAACAGAAATTGCTGAAGAAACAGCGAAAGAACTTGATGTAGATTTAGAAAATATGGACAATGCAGATGATATGTTTAAGAAGGTTTTTCAAAATCCTAAAAAACTTATGGATATTGTTAAAAAGATTGGAGGAAAATTAGATGCTAAAATGAAGAGTGGTGAATTGAATCAAGAAGAACTTGTTAGTGAAGCAGGGGAGATGATGGATAAATTTAAAAATATGCCTGGTATGGAGGAAATAATGAAGAAAATGGGAGGGGGTGACATTGAAAAAATGATGGCTCAAATGGGAGGGGAAGGAGGTATTGCAGAGTTGTTAAAGCAAATGACTGGTAATAAAAAAGGGAAATTTGATAAAGGAGCATTTACAAAACATATGAACTCAAATAATACACGTCAGAGATTATTGAAAAAATTAGAGGAAAAAAGAAATGCAGAAATTGCACAATCAATTAGGGAAAAACTAAATGCTGAGAAGGCCGCGAAAACAAATACAAATACAAATACGAATACGGTAGACCCCGAAAATACTATAGACGAAAGTTGGATTGAAGAGTTCAATGAAAAATCAACAAATACCAATAAGAATGGTAATGGTAATGGTAATGGTAATAAGAAAAAAGGAAAAAAGAAAAAGGGGAAAAAATAATAAATCAATCTAAATCAATCTAAATCAATCTAAATCAATCTAAATCAATCTAAATTAAACTTTATTAAATCTAAATAGTATAATATAGAGTATTATATAATGACAACATTCTGGATATATGAACCCAAAATATTAATTGACCCCGAAAATATTAGAGAAGTATGGCCCACTAAAAATGACACTTACGAAAATAATTTAAACGCTGTTACACGATTGGTAATAGTATTAACTATTGTTGGATATGTCCTATCTAATAAAACGAATATTTTATTTTCAGGAATTATTTCAATAATGGCTATTATTATCTTATTTTTCACTAGAAAAAATAAAACGATTAAAGAAAATTTTGAATCAGATAATAGCAGTTTGCGAGAAAATGAAAATATTATTCATTATGAAAACGCAACTAAGGAGAACCCTTTAGCAAATGTTTTAGTTACAGATATATTAGATAACCCAACACGTGGTTCTGCGAAACCATCATTTACTAAGGAACAAGTGACAGACATAAATACAAAAACTAAAAATATGATCAAATCATTAAATCCCGATATTCAAAATATTGATAAACGATTATTTCAAGATTTGGGTGACCAGTATGAATTTGACCATTCAATGAGGTCTTTTCACTCTATGCCAAATTCACAAGTACCAAATAATCAAGAAGCCTTTGCTAAATTCTGCTATGGAAACTTACCAAGCAGAAAAGATGTTGTAAGTTATTAAGAAATAAATGGATATAATGTGAATATTATGTGAATATTATGTGAATATAATGTGAATATTATTAATATTCGCATTATAATTTAATTTAAATGATAACATTATTATTTAACAAATAAAAATATATTTATGATATATATATATCAACATGGGTAGCGTTCAAGATTTTAAATTTAACGATATGTGCAGAATGGGCAGTGAATTTTGCTCCACAGAACAAACTGATTTACAAAATGCGAAAACAAATGATTATTTGCTAACAAACCATTTCATTTCTGATAGCCAAATGACCAAAACGATTGCTTTCGCCACAAGTCACGCTAACATGAATTATAAAGGTTCTCACCAAACCAGTTTAGACGGTGCTAATATAGATACTAATTCTAATTTACTTGTTAACCAAGAGCAAACGAAAGAGCACGCGAAACTTGCACTTTTGGAAAGACCTTATCTTACTGTACCTTATTTGGGTAGAGGTAAAGTTGACCCTAATATTGAATCGCAATTATTTCAGGGCGAATATTTTACCAACCGTAAATCTAGCAATTTACAATCAGAAATTAGTTTTATGCCATATTCAAATACACCTCTATTAGAGTCCGTAGAAAGTAGTATTGCCAATCCTGCTAACTTTGTCGAAACTTCCGATTCTGGTATGTTAAGAAATGCTGTTGGAACACGTGATTTAAACCGCGATGTTAATAAATAATTTCACATACACGCACACGCACACACACGCACACGCACACACACACACACATATGCACATATATTTAACATAAAAATAGTTTTTATTATTTTTTATGTTAAACATTTTTTCTTACCGGTTCATAATGTCCGCCAGACCATTCCAATTCAAATACGTTTTCCTTATTTTCTATATTTTCTATATTTTCTATAATTTCCGATACTGGAATAAATTCAATCTTTGTTTTTGGGTTGTCTCTTATATTATGAACAATAATTTTACATTTCCAAATATTACACGCTGCTTGTAATTCTATTGCTCCACCCCACGTATTTGTACTTCGCATATTTGCAATATAATTATTTTCCTCATATGTAATAATATCTTTTGTTTCAATGCCTTCTAGTATTGGTTTATTTTGCTCTATGTAGTCACATATTTTTTGTCTAATATTATTGCTTGTTTCGCTTATGAAATATGATAAACTGTTGAATAAACAACTCATACCCCCAATTATCTACTATAGTGACATATTTTTATTTCCTATATGTGTTTTCAATTTTTTGTATAATTTTTTCGTCGTTTTCTTTTGTTATAGTCCCTGTTTTAATTAAATCAATCAAGCATAAATGAAAATACTCAAAATAATCATATGAAAATAAAAATATAAAAGCGTTAGGCGCTTTGTCTTCTATATTAGGGATTAGTGATAACATTGGTACTAGTTGTTGTATTTTGTCACAATATTTTTTTATTTCATTATTGTCTTTTAGCAGATTATATATACTATCAATACGGCACATTACGTCTGTATCATTATATTCATCAAAATATAAACATTCCAAATACTGCTTTTGATACCTTTCCTCGTCAGTGACATCTACATCTACATTGTTACCTATATTGTTACCATCAACATTGTTGTTATTATTATTATTATTATTATAATCAACAATAATATTATGATTATAAAAATCATTCATTAATAATAAATGTATTATTTTGTGTTTAATTAGAATTATAATGTAATATATATTGAATTAGTCTTTTTACATAATTAGATATAAAACTATATTTGCGCATATGATTATTTGTATCCATGAATTTTATAGATTGAATACCATACATTAATAATGTTGATATAAAAATTCGTAGTTTTAAAATACAAGTTTGAATGAATGCTGTTAATGAATTATCATAAATATTTATTATATAATGGGTGTTTCTTTCATTAAAAAAATATGTATGACACTTTAATATTCCTTCCATTATTCGCTCTGTATTATTTGTCTCGCTCTTAATATACAACATCTTCAAAATATATTCATTCCCACATAAATTTAGAAATAATACCTTTCTATGCGGGTGTTTCTCAAATATAAATGGATAAATACCATCAAAATATTTTTTTTTATAAAAACATTTCCCCGAGATTGCATAGGGTATATGCGAACTCTTTTTTATTGTTTGTATTAATTCGTTATTACTTTTATAAGTTGATTTTACTATTTGTTCTGGATTATTTACATTAAAGTATGTAATAAATAGATTATTATTACACGATTTATAAAAATCAGTGGGCATGTGTTTTTTTAATATTTTCAATATTTTATAATAGGATTTCATATTACCGTCCTTCAAATTGCATTTTATGATTTTATACACTTTTGAATGTATTTCTAGAATATCCAATTTATATATTAGCGATAGCAACGAACCTATACTACACCCAGAAAATCGTTTTATCTCTACAATATTACGCCGTTCTAATTCTTTAAAATATAGTAAATTACCTATTAAATAACTACCACTAAATGCACCGCCATCTAAGATTAAATCTATTTCTATCTTATTTGGTTGATTTGGTTGATTTGGTTGATTTGGTTTCAGTCGCAAATTATCTATTAATTTATTTATATATTCTTTCATTCAATCTCACGCTTATCTTTTGGTTATATTTTTTTTTGATTTTTCATACGGAAGACTATTTACAAATCTTTTCCCCATTCATCTGTATATTTTATTGTGTGTAAACAGTCACAAATTGTTTCGCGACTTTGTAATTTATTACAATATCCACAATTACTATAACCAAGCGTTACAAATAGTTGTTTGTTATTATATAATTCAAATAACTCTGTACACCCCCCCATATGTTTCCCTCTTATAAAAATATTTGGAACAGTTCTTTGCCCGGTCAGACTGTGTAATATGAATTCAACCGTTTCAACGTTGTCAGACGATACTACTCCTTTCAGCTCTATCTTTTTATATTTTAAATTTAAACTATTTAACAGATGTAAACTCTTATCACAGTATCCGCACCCTTTTTTCGTAAATATTAGTATTTCATTTTTTTCTATTTCTTCCTTCACAATTTTCATCATGTTATAATAATCCATAATATATTTTTAATAACTACTTTAAAAATATATTATTTTTTTCCTTTTTATTCCTTTTTATTCCTTTTTATTCATTATTTTTTTTAACTTTTGAATAAATCGAATAAATTTTTTTTAACAGAACCCTTTTTATTTTTCCCCTTTGCTTTCCCCTTTGCTTTTCGCTTTCTTGTCTGTTTCACTTTCTTGTCTGTTTCCTTTTCATTCTTTGTATCTTTATTCTTAGTATCTTCATTTTTTTCAGGAGTATTTTTATTTTCGTTCATATTATTCTCATTACCAGTATCCTTTTTAATTTCAGGTCGGTATGTAAAAAACCATTTTTGATATTCAGGAGATTGTCTATCTTTTAACTTTTTAAATTCTTGAAATTTTTTTGCTTTTTGCTCTCTTATTTCTTCTAATGTATGTTGCTCCCCATAACAATCAATACTAAAACGTTTTAATAAACCATTCTGTTTTAACCGATTGTTTTGCTGAACATCAAAAAGAAATTTACTCATACACACTATTCGTTTTGGGTCATAATAGGGACGATTAATATACATAAATGCTAAATAAAAACTCAACATTGTATCTATTGTTGCTACCTTTATCGTATTTTTATTTATTGTTATTTCATTGTAACTATGACAACCAATTGGTTTATACACATAACATACTGAATCTTTACCTACTCTTATTTCATAATGTTCGGAAATAATATCTTGCAGTCCATCGTGACGTATTACTTTCACATTTTTTATATCTAATTCTTCCAAAGCATCCTTTATGAATTCCGATGTTTTTTCGGGGTCTTTTGATAATATATCATAATCTGGGTCTTTTGTGAACCTTGACCTTATACTATATGGCATATACTTTGAATACAAAAAGTTTGCATAACCGCCAAAAAATATACATTCTTCATCTATACAAGTTGTTCTTATTGCTTCATTTATTTCATCCACTCTTTTATTATCGCCTTCATATTTACGTTGTATTATTTTATAATCACACGTGTCTTCCTTTAATGGATAATATTTATTCAATAATGTTAATCGCTTCAATACCTTTTCCCATCTACTTATATCCCCCTTGGGTCTTGATAATTCTAAATACATTGACATTCTTAAATAATTGGGCGGGCAGTAGTATATTCCTAGTTTTTTTATGCTATTTTCTAGTAAAACATCAAACAACGATTTTTCTAATAATGTTATGTCAGCCATTGGAATAAAATTTACATATACTTTGTATGTACCGAAATGAACGCCCGATTTCGCTTCTACATCTTCATATCCTGCTTTTACATATAAATCTACTAATTTTTTTGCGTGTTCAATTGGTTTATGAGAAAAAAAATCATAGTCTGGGACTTCTTCATCGTAATTGTAAAATTGTTCCCGTTTGGGTAATAAATTATTTATTGCTGTTCCACCATAACAAATACAACGTTCATCGCGTAAAAATTGTTCTACTATTTGTATCATCTCTTTTATTTGAGGACTAATTGCTTTAGACTTGTCGCGTTCTTCTGCTTTATCTATTGCCGAACGTAAAACTGCCAATTCACATTCTTCAAATGACATTTTTGTATCGCATATTTTATTTTGCATAATATCTCTTGTATAAAATATGTATTTATTTTTTATTTTTGAAAATGTATAAATAATATCTTTACATATTTTCAACTTATTGCTCATACTCTGAAACGAGATCTGAACTAGCAGACGCACCAATTTCATTCATTGAACCATCGGTTGGTTCCTGTTCCTGTTTTAATATTTGGCAACACATATTTACGATACACGTTATAACACCCATTGCTGAAATAATAATAACTACAGCAACCGATTGTGTATCTAACATTTATTACTATATTACTATATTACTTACATTATAAATCGGTAAAAAAATACATACGCCATTGCAATTTCAAAAATAACATCGTATGATAACACTAGAAAAGTATCACATACATCATTTTTTTTTACAATATATTGGTCGCGGTTATCTTTCATATGTACCTCTACTGAACGGAACCCTTTATACCATACAGCAAATGTCCACCACGAACTAACATAAATCATCACAAAAAACATAGTTAATTGTCTATATAAATGTTGCTGATGTTCATACAATGTTTTTATATTACATATTGTTACAGTTGACATTGTAACTAATGAAGTAATTGTATTTACTTGCCTTACAGAATTTCTTTCAGTTGACATTTTTTTTATACCGACATTTACAAGTATAAATATAATTAACGTATGCAAGAATATTACGTGATTAAAACTATTAAGTCTATCTCCAAAATATAATCCAATTGTTGTAATACACCCTCCTTCTTGAAATCCTTGCAAAAATAACCCAACGTAATGTGGAACTACCTGACTATTATCATTACTATAATAAAAAATCATTGGTTTAATACATCTAGTATTAGTTATGTGTAATAGAAATTCAATCACCGTCCATATAAGTGTAGAATAAAACAATATAATAAAACAGTCAAACGAATTATTCATTACATAGTCGTCCAAACACAATCCAATGGAAAATATACCATAATTCAATTTAGTATTTGCATTGGTTGCAAAATCCCCAACGCGAACAATATTATATTTATTATTTGATAGAAACATAATATATAATGATATTTTTATTCATCATCAATCATAGCAGTTTCTTTATCAATTAACACCTCATTTGCAATGTTTTTGATTATTTTTTTCGTGTTCTTCTCATTGAATTTTGGGTCTCCGTCGCCAAATCGCATGGTAATTACATTCATCCATTCTGTATGGTAAGGACTTTCACTCTTCCAGCAATTCTGATGGTCGTCT